TCAATGGGTCATCTTGGTCTTGGGGACAATTGGGGACTTGGACAGTATTTCCACCGTTTTGTCTGCCTCATTGACCCGTTCTTCCTCTAGCATGTGAGCGTATACCAATTGTGTAATTGTGGTGTTGGTATGGCCCAATCGAGCTGATACATAATTGATCGACACACCCTTATAGAGCAGATACGAAGCGTGTGAATGACGTAATCCATGGATAGTAATTGGAGTGAGCCCAAGTTGTTTAGTGAGGTTGTTCAAGCGAGTACGAATTGGCATGGTGGTAGTTTCGAATATTCGAGTGGCGTTCTTTCTGTCAGTTCGTGCTGTGATCATTTCTGCTAACTCATGAGTGATTTTTATATTGCGAACACTGCTAGCAGTTTTAGGAGTCGTAATTGTTTGAACATTAGATGAGTACGTTTTGTTAATTACCAAAAAATCAAACACCGAATTAACATCGCTGTATTTCAGCCCTAAACACTCTCCTACGCGTATTCCAGTCTCTAGCATAACAAGTATAGCTAAGTCGCGTAAATCGTCGTGGTGAGCCAGTAAATAGGTCTGCAACGTCTCAAATTGGGTTGCAGACAAGACGTTGTTTTTCTTAACCCGTTCAGCGCCACCGTGGGGTTTAACTCGTGAGTATATGTCGCGCGTAATATAGCCATCATACAGGCCATCTCGTAGTGAGGCTTTAATATTAACTAGCAGGTCATTTACAGTGCTTTTAAGCTTATCCTCACCGTAATCGTCCATCTTAGCTTGTAATAGTAATGGCGTTAATTGTGCCATCGTTATATCGCCAAATATACGACTGATGGTAGCTGCTTGCTGATTGTATATATGAGCCGTGCTTGCTTTCACATCGTTCAGCTTGTAAACTTTCATCCATTGCTTGTAGTAGTCCGCAAATGCCATGTTAGAGCCAACAATGCTAACACCATCATTGCGTTCAGCTTCCATCTTGGTGGCCCATTTTTGAGCTTCTTTCTTGGTTGCGAACGTTCGACTAACTTTCTTTCTAACCGTTCCTTCCGTGACAGATACAACAACACGCGTCTTCTTGCCACGTTTTTCATAACTTGCCATATTATATTTCTCCTTTTTAGCTTCGTCCCCATGTGCTAAAATAGAGTACACAAAGACACCACTAGTAATAGTGTTTTCTATCGTTTAGCTGTATCCCAAACTTTGGTCGGTGGGGGATATGGCTTTTTTTATTTAGCAGTGTCTTGCTTGCTGACAGAGTTTTTAAGTCTTAAATTTAGGGCATCATTTTCTTTGTTAATGTCGCTAATCTTTTTATGAAGCTGCTTAATTTCAGCATTCTTGTCGTCTTCTAGTTTCTTGTATTCTTTTCGCTTACGAAGATTTGTAGCAATGGAGAATAGAAAGATTATTAGTGCTCCAAGTAGTACACAGAAAAAAATCAAGAGAACGAGTGATAGCGATAAATGGGTAACCAAAAGATTTACTTTTACTGTTTCAGTGTTAACAAGTGCAAATATAGCAACTATAATTAATAGGACGATAGATAAGACAGTTGTAAATTGTTTTTTCATAATGATCCTCCTCATTTTTTATTATTTTATAAACAGGCATATGATTATTAAAATGATTACAACTAATAAAAAAATTTCAATTTCCACTAGGCATACCTTCTTAAATTAAATGCTTAATCAAGATAATTTATTCCTTAGCAACAAAAAATTGAGTATTAGTTTGAGTATAATCTGAACGTTTGCCAACTTCTTGACGAGAGAAGTTGGCTTTTTATTTCCAGCTTTTAGCGTCTATCGGGAGTGGACGTAATCATAAATATATGATTAATCAGCAATTTTTATGGTCCTGAAGTATGATCGATGATTAGCACGATTATTGACATTGTGGTTAAAATAATTGATAAATAAATAATAACTGAGTTAGTGGTATATTTTTTCAATGAAAAAGAGGAAATGATATAGTTTTTCTTCAATACAGTATCAGTTAAAATTCCAAGAAGTGTAATTAATATAGTGAATTGCAGCAATAAAACGAATCTAAAGGAAGCTTTCCCATTCAAAATACTGGGAAAGGAAAATAAAAAACTAATTACATCTAGAAAAATACATAGAGTTTTAGATATTGGTGCCATATATATTTATCATTCCCCACATCTTAACATCGAATTCAATTAACCATAAATATTCGTTTAGCCATATCCTTGAACCGGCCAAAGTTTAGGGGATATGGCTTTTTTATTTTCTAATCATCTAAATGCTGAATAGCATAATCAGCTTGTTCTTGTGTGAATTTCTCGCCAGCTGATGATACTAGTTGTTCTTTAATTGAATCTGGAGACATCGCTTGTTGGTCTTGATAATCTTTAGCTTTCTTTAGAGCGTTCTTATTCCAATCGATCCCAGTTAAATGGCTCATAGCGTAATCTGCAGCTTCTTGTGAGAAGCCTTCGCCGGAGTCAGAAGTTAATTGATCCTTAACCGCAGCTTCAGACATATCCATTGTTGTTGCATATGACTTGGCTTTAATTAGAGCATTTTTATATTCTGTTGGGACTTTTTCAGATGATGAACTAGCAGAACTGGATTTTGACGAACTAGTTTTGTCAGAAGCGGTTGAACTATTGGAATCTGAACCACCGTTCATTTGAGATGCAACCACAATAATTACAACAATTGCTAATACCCAAAACCAAACGCGTTTATAGAATGGCTTTTTCTGTACATAAGTTTTACCATCGTCACCTTGAATTTTCTTTGCCATAAGTTACTCCTCCAATAGTAGCTTTTAGCGTCGATCACGTTTGGACGTAATATTAATAGATTATATTGTCAGCTGGTAGTCCATAAGAGCCAACTAGTTCGAAATAGTTATTAGGAATTCTGTAATTTTCTTCAATATAGAGTTGTCCTAAAAGTGAAACGGCAAATTCATTAGCTTCATTTTCTAACTTAGCATGACCAAATCGAACGCCAACGTAGTAGCCTACTAAACCTTCTTGTAAAATTACATGACCCAATTCATGGGACAAAGTGAAATACTGGATAGGTTTATTTTTTATTCTTTCATTGAGGACAATGAGTGGCGCTGAATTATCGTAAATAGTCTTACCTAATGGAAAATTACCAAGTGGCATCCAATCTACTTCAACATTCAATTTTTCAGCTAGAAGGAAAGGATTAGCCGTTTGGTAACGATCTACTATTAACTTGGTTGTACGAATAATGTCTTCTTTTTTCATAGAATAAGAGCCTCTAGTTGTGTTTATGACGACGCCAGAATATTTGTGTCATTGCAATTTTTAGTTTTTCCTTATCTTCTTCGGTAAGCTTCTCACCTCCGTAGGTCATCGACCCTTCATTTTGTTCAAGAAATTTCTGCAAATCATGGGTATCTTTTTCGGTAGCCCATTCTGGTGTGTCGTTTCTGCCCAGTAAATATTCAACGGAAACATTCAAAACTTTCGCAACCGATTCAAGTGTTTCTGGATTGGGTTTTCGTTTCTTCCATTGGTACATGTAATTGGTACTAACTCCTGCCTTGCGTTCGACTTCCGCAATAGAGTAACCACGTTTTTGGGCAGTTTCTTTGATTCTATCAAACAGCGTCATTTCAGTGTTCCTCCGATATCATCAAAGACAATCTAAGAGAAGTTATAGAATTTTAGTTGCTATATTCTAAAACATGTTGTAGAATAGTCTTTGTTAAGAAAAGTTATTAAGAAATTGACCAAACTAAAAACCACTTATAAATCATCTTGACGGGCGATAGATAAGGATTTGTTGGCTTATTTCGTTATGTCTACATTCTAAGATATGTTGTAGAGAATTACAACAACTTTCTTAATAAAAATAAAGAAAAGGAGGCCACACATGTTTATTCATATGGAAACAAACAACAAGGCGGAAGCAATTAAGTCATGGCTTGCTAACCATCGCGACTTAGAAACGCAAGGATCACTTGCTGAACATTTTGGAAGATCAACTACATTTGTGAATCTCTCATTGAACAAGCGGATGACTACTAAGGGTGCTGAATCATTAGTAACAGAGATTTACGAATACTTGCATGAAAAGTATGGGATTTAAAAAGGAGGTTCACTAAATGGAACTACAAGCACTAGGAAAAGAAAGAATCGGTAAATATGAATTCACTGGAATCGAAGGTGGGTTCGGTAAAGACAAGAAGTCGATGACAGCAAAAGACATCGCAAATCTGCATAACCAACCATTGAGTGAAATTAATCGACGAATCAATGACAACCGTAAACGATTTAAAGATGGTGTCGATATTATTGATCTTCTAAATGGGTCTGAGCCATTTAGACAATTCGCTCAAGAAATGGGTTTGATTGGAAGCAATCGAACGGAACATGTTTACGTACTATCCGAACGTGGCTACAGTAAACTGCTAAAAATTCTTGAAGATGATACAGCATGGGATATCTACGATGAATTAGTTGATAACTATTTCAACATGCGTCAAGCAATCCACGAGAATCAACCATCGTTAGTTGCTAACAAGCGACTTGAAATTATGGAAGAAAATGCCAAGACGCGCAAGGCGGCATTGATGGTCAAAATTGCAAAGGCAACTAATTCCGAATCATCATCACAAACTCTGTATGCCAAAGCCGCCGAAGTCCTAACCGGTGAAATGACAATTCCAGTCATGAAGCAAAAGGAATATACGGCGACTGATATTGGTAACAAGTTAGGCATCAAAGCGAATATGGTGGGTCGTATTGCTAATAAGTTAGGGCTAAAAGCTGAACAACCTGAGCAGAACGAATATGGCCGTTGGTCAAACAGCAAGTCTCGGTACAGTGATAAAGAAGTCCCACAGTGGCTGTATTTTGAAAAGGGGTATCAAGCAATTAAACGGGAGGTGGCTTAATGGAATTCGAAAGTTTACGTGAAGCATTGGAGTTTCTACTCGATATTAACAGCCAGTCCAGTGCAGTAATGAATCAAGATAACCAGCCCGCATCAGTAGAGGACATGAAAGAGCTAAACATGGAAGCGTTAGTTAGTATGTCTGATCTACTAGACATGAGTGACCTTTATTTAGACGACTAAGGAGGTGAATCACATGGCAGCAAGTGAACGCAGACCGGATGATCAATTTCCAATGATCATGAACAGAACGGAGCTAAACGAATACTTAGGTCGCAAGGGTAATGTGATTGATTTCTACATTGAGCAAATGGGCTTAAGTAACGCAATGATTAAGTTAGAAGGTCGAGACACAGTGTTTATACGGCCAAAAGTATATAAGTGGTTGTGTGAAGTTGGTGTACAGAAAAGGAGTTGGTAACAATGGCAGTAGCACAAATTGGATTTGTAATCGTCGTTGGTTTGATTGGTGGGTTTTTAGGTTGGCACGCAAGTAAGGGTGATCTGTTTGATTAAACGATTATTAATTTTATTAGCACTTCCTATTGTCTTCATGATTTATCTCACCGCTGAAATGATCTATGGCGACGATGAGGATTTGGATGGTTAGGGCACACGTGAGTTTTACGGAGATGATAAAAAAATGATTAATCCAGAACAGGATAAGGAAATTAAGCAACTCAAGTTGAGACTCAAAATTGCAGAAGAGGCCGCAAAAAAAGCAATAGAAATGAATGTCCTATTGCTTGATTATATTAAGAATTTGGAAGGAGAAAAGTAATGCTCATATTAACAATCTTAATTTCGATAGCTGTTTCGGCAATTATTAGTCAATGGTACGTCAGCCGAATGGTACGTCAAAACGAAATATGGATGAAAAAATTCTTTCAAGAATATGAAGACAGCTACAGACATTTTTTAGAAGATTTAAAAAGATCAAAGACAAACTGAGATAAAATCTTCGCCCAAATTGGTAAGAAACATTTGCCCTTTTCCAATAGATGCTTTCGTTTTAATGATTTTTTCTAAGGCCGGAATAGCCCCAGGCTTAACATTGACATGAAAGGTTTTAATATCATCCAACGTTTTGGAACATTTGACATGTTCTTGCTTAATATTTGCATCAAGTTCCATGTATTCCGGAGTTTGCTTAAAATTTTCATCATAATTAAATGAGCTTTTCCAGCTTGAGTAATCAACCTTTATCAATCCCATTCTGTCTAAATTAATTATCGCAGATGGCAAGGATTTTCTAATGACAAGATTATTTTCAAAATCCATTGATACTATTTCTGACTTAAAAGGTGTATTTCCATCGCCTGGAAACAGTGTTTGCAGATTGGCTATTGGGGCCGAGTTCATTGGGGCAAGTTTCTTTAATAAGCCTGCATCAATAATGCTCATTTGTTTTATAAATTCAACGAATGCAGATCTAGTTACGTTTTCTTTTCGTTTATCAACTGAACTAGCAACTAATTTTGCAAACATTCCACGTACTGTTTCGTTATTTACGTAGTATGTGGAAGCTTCGAACGCTGGGCCGAGTATTGAATAGTCGGGTTCTTTGATCGAGTTTTCGGGGATTTTAGCAACCTCTGACGCAATATCCTTGGCGTAGGCTTCTATTTGTAATTTGTTGCGTTCCTCAGCTTTTTGCCTTAATAGAGCAGTTTTGTATCCCACGGTTGCAAACCAAACATCTTGAACAGAATTCAAAGGGCCATCGAATGCTTTTGTCATTAGGCCACCAAGCGCTCCTGAAAAAGCGGACATTAACATAGGATCCATCATTACACCTCACAATATTATTTTAACTAATTATCCCATAAGGAGTTGATAAAAACGATCGCTAAAAATAAATATCTTATGGAAACATCCTGCATATACAAAAAGACCGATCTAAGCTGCAACTCAGATCGGTCAATAATCAAAAAAGCGTTCAAACGAATCCTAACACAGAAAGGAAAATAGAGCAATGGAATTAGTTAAAGCCCGTGAAATGAAGCGGCGCATTTACGCACATGACCATCTATTAACTGACACGTTATGGGTTGGCGGTGATCCTGAATCAATGGAGTACAAGAACTGCGCTAAAGCGTTTGAGAATCGCGAAAAGATGATAGCCGAGTTCAACCGACTAATGGGGTGGAAGTATGAATCAGGATATTAACTGGGACGCTGCTACTGAACAGCAGGATGACTTGAATCCAGAGAATCAATACTTTGGACCATACACGAGGGAGGAGAACGAATGATTCAACCAGATACACCAGTGATGTACCGGAACCATAGATTTACAGTGCTTTGTCTGATTAATCGGGGTGCGTATGTTACAGCTCTCCTGAAAGGCTATCGAGGTGAAGTACCACTTGAACAATTGGAGGAGATTAAATAATGAGTATGTCAGGTGAATTAAACGAGCATACGGCTAGTTTATTGGATGACTTAGTAGAAGGGGCTGAAGCTCAATATAGCACTTACGGTGAGGCAATTAAGGGCCTTGAAAGTGAAAAGGCACGATTGGCTCGTGCTGAATTGCCACGAGGTGCAAACGAAATTGATCGTGCAATCCAACATTTGACAATTGCGATATACAACGAAGCAGCATGGCAACTGAACAACAAAGCCAGAGAACTAAAAATTCCGGAGGATAAATAAGTGGAAATTACAAACGCAAAAAATATCAAACGAAATAAGAGTTGGCGAGTAATCATTTATTCAAAGCCTGGAATTGGTAAGACATCATCGATCAAGTATTTAAAGGGCAAAACGTTAGTGTTGGACTTAGATAATTCAGCAAAGGTGCTTGAGGGCTTAGATATTGATGTGATCGAGTTTGATCGATCGAAGCCAGAAGAAGAACTAGTTGAGTTTTTGAAACAGGCACCGGAGTTAGCTAAGCAATATGACAACCTAGTGATCGACAATATCTCATCGCTTGAGAAAGATTGGTTTGTTGAAAAGGGACGCAAGTCGCACAACGGAATCAGCAATGAATTGCAAGACTACAGTCAATGGACTAACTACTTTGCACGAATCATGATCACAGCTTATTCATTGAAAGACATCAACATACTAACGACCGCTTGGGAGACACAGAACGATGTGACAACTGAAACGGGTCAAACATTTAGCCAGTATGCACCACAGATTCGCAAGAGCGTACGTGATGGACTATTGGGAATGGCTGACGTTGTTGGACGTGTAGTTGTTAATCCTAAAACTAATGGCCGAGGCGTGATCTTACAGGGTGACGATTCTATTTTCGCAAAGAACCGCCTTGATGATCGCAAACTAGCACCGATCGAAGAATTGTTTGATTTCGGTAAAAAGCCAGAACCTAAAGTAGAAAAGAAAGAAGGAACTAAATAATGTCAGGATTTGATTTAGATTACTCAGAAGCAACAGATTTCACTACACCGGATGACGGAACGTACGAGGCAGTTATCGGCGGGCTTAAAGAGGACGCAACAAAGAGCGGTGCTCAATTTATGAACATTGACATGATTATTCGCAATGATATCAGCGACCAGAAGTTCAAGGGTCACCATGTTTTCCGACGTATTTTTGTTAAGAAAGATACTGGAAAGTACCCTAAGGGCATGTTGATGAGCCTTGCAGAGGCATCTGGATTACCAGACAAATTCCATTTCGAAAGCTTTCCAGAAGATTACTTTGCCAAACTATACCATCGCCCTATTTTGATCACTGTCAAAAATGAAGAATCAGAGTACCAAGGAAAAACGTATCAGAATTTAAACGTGAAAAAGTGGGAAGTATCGAAATTTCCAAACGTTGCTCATAAATTTAAATCAGATGAGATCAGCAATGCCGCACAGAACGCTCAAGCAGGTATGAATGCTGATTCAATCGATATTTCAGAAAAAGACCTCCCATTCTAGGTGGCAAGCATGGCAAAACTATCTTACACAAAAGTAAAACATCGATTGGAGCATGAACTAAACATGCCAATTGATCTATTGAACAAAGGCTATCCGATCACGGAAGCCGAGTACCAAGAAATAAAAGAAGTATTTGAGCGAAAAATAAAGTTGTGGAAGGCAAACATGGCGCTTGGCGATTTGCCATTCTGATTGGGGTGATTTAGTTGAGCAGTCAAGGGTGGGTGAAATTGTACAGATCATTACTTGATGATCCTGTCTGGATGTTATCGACGCCAGAACAGAAAGTAGTGCTGATCACTCTACTGACAATGGCAAATCATTCGAGCAAGCAGTGGGAATGGTTGGGCGAGAAGTTTGAAGTTTTGCCCGGTCAATTTATTACTTCGATTGATTCGATTAAATCAAAAGCGGGCAAGAATATATCATCTCAAAATGTAAGGACTTCTCTAAAACGATTTGAAAAATTGGGATTTCTAACAAACAAATCAACAAAGACAGGGCGCCTTATAACCGTTGTTAACTGGGCGTTTTACCAAGATGAAAATTCTGACCTAACAAAGCAAGTAACAAAGACCTCACAAAGAGCTAACAAAGACCTAACACCTAACAAGAATGATAAGAATGATAAAGAAGAAAACACTACATCATCTGGCAGTGATGGTAATTCAAAAATTGAACAGAATTTTGAACTGCTTTGGAAGTTGTATCCACGAAAAGAAGGCAAGGACGTTGCGAGAAAAGCATACAAACGTGCCATCAAGAATGGAGCTACAAACAAAGCAATACAAGATGGCATAGTTGCTTATCGAAAACTGGTTGCTAGCGAGGGACGTGATAAGCAATATATCCGTCAAGGTGGTACGTGGTTCAACCAGAAAGGATGGGAAGACGAATACCAGACTGAAATGCCGGTAGATACATCTGAACCACAGGATGATGGTGTGCATCTGTCAGCGGATCAAGTTAAAGAAAAAGCACGACGTCAGCGTGAAGAGTTTGACCGTAAGTATCTTGCTGAACATCCAAAAGAGTTTGAAGGTGAAGAAAATCAATAGCGAGGAAATTGAACGACAGGTTATAACGGTATTACTTCATGAACCACAACTACTAGATACAGTGAACATCAACACGGAATGGTTTGTGGATCATAACTATCGAAGTGTGGTCGAGGCCATCAACGAATTAGACACTGAGCATTACAGCTTGCTGAACATCTGGGGCAAGGCGTCCTACCTGAATCCGCAGTTTGGATTGAACTATGACGACCTAAGCTCCTTGAACCGCCTGTTTGTCACTGGACACATGTTGCCGCAGATTGTGAGTGAACTTCGCAAACAAGCACTGACTCGAAAAGTGAAAGAGGCCGCCAGTGAGTATCAACGATTGCCAGTGTCGGACAACGCAGAAGCACTGTACGAATCGCTGAACAACTTGATCAACACAGAGGATACAACCGCGGACGGAAGTCTTGACGATGCGATGAATCAATTGGACTACCGGCTGAACCACCAGGTGGAAAAAGGAATCAAGACATTTGATCTGTTAGACGACATTGTGGGTGGTGGATTGTATGGCTCAATGCTGTTCACCATTGGTGCTCGGCCTAGCGTTGGTAAAACGGCATTCAGCGTCAACCTAGCCTACGAAGCATTGCAGCAGGATTCAAAACTAGAGGTCGATTACTTCACACTGGAAATGGGTAAGGCTGAAATGCTTAATCGGTTCATCTCACGACATACTGGCATCATGTCACAGTCATTACGAGACCCGGCCAGTTCATTGAGTGACATTCAGAAGAGTGTGGTTCGTTCCGCAATCAAGTGGTTGAAGGATCATAAACTCAATGTATACGACACCACACCAATGCTTGATCAGATTGTGCAGACGATCAAAAAGAACGCCGCTAAGTGCAAGACCAATAAGTATCTGGCAATTGTAGACTATATCGGTTTGATTTCGGTACAAGGAATTGATGAACAACGACCAAAGCTGGAGAAAGTGACACGTGAGTTGAAGATGCTCACGAATGATCTACACATTCCGATCGTGGCACTTGCTCAACTCAGCCGTGGAATTGAGTCGCGCAACAACAAGACACCATTGCTAAGTGATCTACGTGATTCCGGTTCGATTGAACAGGATAGCAATGTGGTTGCGTTCCTGCACAAACCTTATGCCGACAACGTCAGTGCTGAACAACTGCTGATTCAAAAGAACCGGGAAGGCGATCTAGGTAAGATCGACTTTTACTTCGATGGATCCGAAATGTTGTTCAAGGAGATCAAGCAAACATGATGGCGTATATGGATTACAACCAATACAAAGAAATTATGAACTACTACGGTTATCCAGAATCTGGTGCGGTCAAAGTCTATCTGAACCGTGCAGCACACTATAACCGTATGAAAAAACAAATGCTGAAATCACTGGATACAAAGTCATCTGAGACGATTCATAGGTTCGTGGATCATTATGAACAAAGACGAATTGAAACCGTCTGGGAAGCTATCTGGGTAGCAGAATCGGAACATAAACAACGGTGGCGTTACTTGGAAGATTTGAATGATTTTCTGATGATTCTCAAGGCTAAATATGACGGTGATATCAGCAAACAAAACGATGAAGAAAAAATACAAATCGAATTAGCGCAACTATATCGATCATTGAATGAGGAACAACAGAAGGGTGAGTGGAGAGACTGATGAAGTCTAAAAATTTAGGACTGAAATTGATTGATGCAATCAGTGTTAGCGTAAATGAATTGCCGGCTAAGATTAATTGTTTAAATTCATTGGGCTATAGAACCGATGTATCGACAACGTTCAAAAAAGAGGTTAGTTCATTCTTGGGGCAAGACGTTATTGAAGCCGAGTACACGTTATTGATTTACAAGGAACAGTCAAATGAATAGCCCAACAGCGCTAAACAAACGTGGTAAGAAAATTTACAAATACGGTGAGAATTGGGACAGTCAGAAAGAACTAGACTTCTACGAACGTTTCATCATGAACAAATGGCCACACGAACTAGTTAAGGTGCATCTTAAATTTGAACTAGTCAAAGGCAGTGACATTGGACGTGCTCGTATCTATGGTGTGAGCTATACGCCTGACATCGTCATATTGGCACCTGACGGCTCGTTTAAGCACGTTTACGACGTTAAGAATAGTTTTACCCCATATGGTATTGATACGGCTAATAAGCTATATTTTAGGCTATTTGCAATGAAGTATCACATACCAGTCGAAGCAGTTGTAATTCGTGCTCATAATTTCAAGTCGGTAGCAATTGGAGTGACTAAGCAATTGCGAACTACGAAAGACGGAAAAGCACCTAATCCAATTGTTAGAACTGATCCAGATTATGACTGGATTGAAGCGACAAATTATTGATTGATATTTAACCAAGAAACATAAACTAAATTCGTCCTTTGAACACAGAATCAATTTTGAGACCAGAATTACGCATACTACAGCATGTTGTGGGAACTCTAATCGCGTTTGAGGGTAAATATACCAGAAGGCAAAACAAACTCTTAAAACACCTATTATGGGCTTATAAATCAAACATAAAATTTGGAGGAATTTATTATGACAGAATTAAAAGACAACAGCATTGAAGTACGAGCTGTCTTAACAGACGTCCACCCGACTAAACAAGGCGTCACAAAAGTTAACTTTGAAGTTGACACTGAATTACTAGATGGCCGATTTGATGAGTTAACACGATCACTCGATAGCATTATCGGAATTAAGATTACGCCCAATCAAACAGAACTTGATGTCGATAGTGTAAACAAAGAAGCAGACGGTCAGGCTGACCTGCTGAAAGATGGTGACTAAATGTGGAAGCTGAAGATCGAAGATGGGTAGGGCAATTTGCCCTGACTGTTGAAGAAGGTCATCGGATTGATGTTTATCTCAAACAAGCACAAGAGCAACATTGGACGTTTGAGAAAACATTGTTACAAATAAATCGTGATCCAGTTATGCATCGATTAATGACCAAAACAGTAATTAGAAAACGTGCTCAAAAACAGAATATTGTATTTTCTGAACATGAAGAACCAATTGAAACTAAACAACTTAACGTTGTAATAAGTGATCACGTACTTCATGAACAGCTCAATGAATTATTTAGCAAAGGTGAAATTAAATTCATTAATTGGGTAATACAAGTATTTAGCAAGAACGGATTTAAACTCGATGATACAGTCGAATATTTCAGAAACAGTAGTAAATTGAAAAACCAGATAACACGTGAACTTGTTGTATACAAATGCAAAAAGCTACATGTGAAATTGGAGGGTATGTAATGGAAATTGTAACTAAGCAACAATTACAAAAGGCAACGGAGAAGTATATTTTTGACCACCGCGAAGAAATTCAAGAGGCAATTAATAAAAAAATTGCAACAGCAGTTAGACAAGGTATCGCAGACGCCTTTAACAAATACAGCGGGTCAGTTAATGACCAAATCAGAGAACTGGTACAAGGTAGAATTGGCGAGATTACAGCTTCACTTACGATCGACACTGAACAGTTGCAATCGCGACTTCAAAAGCGAATTGAACAACAAATTAAAAAAGCCGATATCGAAATTAAATTGTAGGAGGGCATGTAATGGAAATTAGACCAACTTACTACAAGGATGAGAACGGACATGATCTGTTCTGGAAGATGGAACACGGTATGTATGACCTAGCTTGGTCAATTGGGTTCTGCCACATTAATGCTGAAAAGTATGAACGGCGGATGGGACGCAAGACGGCCATTGAAACCCATGACAAACAGAAAGCTGCTACCTACCGCGCAGAGGAAGAACGGTTGAAGCAGTTGCACCGTGAAGGGGTCATTTAAATGACTAAATACATTAAAACAGGAACGACTGAGTTTGAACAGTTCGATGAAATTAAATGGAACAAAATCTATCATGATTGTAGTGATCCAGATGAATGGGAAGCCAAGGCATCCAAATTAGGTGTTGATCGGTATCATGGCTACTTTATCATTCCCACAAAAGAGGGAGACATGAGAATCTATGACGGTGATTGGATTGCCACAGGAATTAACGGTGAGCATTGGCCGGTTAAGGATGAAATCTTCCAGAAAACGTATAAGAAGCTGCCGGTGATTCCGAAAGCGTTAGCAAAGTGGATTGAAACATGTAAGCGGGCAGGCACTCCATTGCTGATGATACTTGATGACACGCTTTCCGTTGAAGACCTCACACAAGACGATACCGATCAAATCGAAGACTGGATGGACACACACACAGATAATGAGGTTTCAAACATAATTTCCCGTGCATGGCTAGACGGTTATGAGGTGGAGGAGGTTGAATAATGAAACCAAATAAACAAGTAATTAAAGACCTAGAAACTGAGAAGTCCGAATTGAGTGGAAAAATTGAAAGATTGAAAAAATTCTATAACAAGGTGGCGAATGAATACAATACGATTGGCCATTTAACATCAATCTCAGATGAGCAATGTACACTTCTTGGTATGCAGTTGAACGCCATGGAAGACTACGAATACTACCTCAGTGAGCGAATCAAGAATTTAAAGTTGTATGATGACTAGACTGGGATAGAAGATATGAATTGTTGGAGGTAGAGAAATGACAGAATTAGAGGAAAAGCAGGCTAATTGCCCGTATTGCCATAGTGATGGTAGTCGATTTGATAATGAGAGCTTATGGGGTAGCAAAGTAATTCAAGGTATTGATGATTTTGATGCAATGGCTATCAATTTGAGCAAATGTCAATTGGTAAGCACTGACGCATTGCACGCATTTTCAATCAATTATTGCCCGATGTGTAATAGAAAGTTAGGTGAAGATGAATGATACCGGAATTTAGAGCGTGGGATAAACGCAGAAAAATAATGATTACGGAATATCATATTCCTTATTATGACGATGTTTATGGTGTACTTCTTAGTGATGTTTTTAACGATTCACGCGTTGTTTTTGAACAGTATACTGGTTTGAAAGATGTTAATGGCAATAAGATTTTCGAAGGCGACATTGTTCACTGTGAAAATGATTATCAAGGCACTGATTACACCGGAAAAGTTATGTTTTTTAATGGCGGATTTTGCGTATGGACAGGTGGATTTAGAAACTATGTTTGGGACGATATGATTCCAGAGATTATTGGCAACATTCACGAAAATCCTGAATTAATCCTGAATAGTTGGGGGTAGAGAAATGAAACGAACAGTGTATGGGCCAGAAAAATGTGATGCTTTGATTCAAACGGTTTTCTGCCATTCTCCTTTAATGGATTTGCCTAAAGCACGCAAACGTAATTATGTCAGAGCTATAATGCGCGAATCAAGACCATCAGGCGGTTATCCTCGATATTGGGATCAAAGAAAGCGGCCTTATCAAACGTATAATAGCGGATCATTTTATGAAGATGTTCCTTACTTTTGGAAAGAAAGATATGGTGAATAGAAATGAAACGTGGGCATAAACGATCAGCAATCAAAAAGAAGCAGCGACGTATGAAACAGAACGCACTTGTACATCAAATGCAATCAGCAACGAGTTATGTACATGTTCTGGATTTTGGCAAGTTAGGTCAAGCAAGTTTCAGTGCTGAAGAAACCAAAGCTGTAATTGATATTTTGGGTGGTGTGAAGCATGAAGATTGATTTGTGGCATGCAATCGTTGGTTTGTTCGCTTGGATTGGAGTGCTAACACTGCTGTATGTGATGTATTTGTTTGCTTATGACCCAACGCGCTTAGTAATTTTATTTTGGTAAAGGGGATGCACGTATGTTAGTTAGATTGAGAAATGATCGATACCTTAACACTTCACAAATTCGCACTATTATACCGGCAAAGGATTGGGTTGGTAAGTTCGCTATGAACGATGGTAAACCGCTAGAAGATGATGAATATATTGTTACGTACGCGGGAATCAAAACGACTGATTTGGCGTTGAAGATCAGTAAGGATGATCTTGGCAAAATTAAGCGTGCTATGTACATTGAACGTTGCAATCTTCAACCAGTGTGAAAGGCGGTGGCGGTGTGCACACAATGTTTAGAACGATCTTTGAAGCAGTAATTTGGATTTTCGCAATTTCATGGGTAGCCTTGATCATAGTTTTTCTTTGGTGGCTCATTAAATTGATGGTTTTCTAAGATAACAAAATGGATAACAAAAACATAACAAAATGGGCATATAACAAAAACTAAAATTGATTCTGTTATTTTGTTATCAATCAAAAAAGTTCCAATTCTGTTAGTTTTTGTTATTCTGTTATCATTTTGTTATAGTTTTTGTTATGCTACAAACGCCGGTGTTAAGCGATTTAGGGTAACAATATAACAGAATCACATAATTATTCTTTATTTCTATATTAAAAAGAATATATGTAGTATATAAGTGTTATTGTTATGTGTTATTAAAGTATATAAGAAGTTAGCAAAGTTTTTGTTATTTTGTTATATCGGGAGGTTTTGACGATTGAAGAAGTAAAAAACACGTTTCAACAAAATAAGAAATTCTTGATTCGTTACCGGTACAAAATGCGTTTAGTTAAGAGTTTGGAAGACCGACTTTTTGAACTTGATAAACAAATGGAGCAGTTGAACAGCCCGGTCATAACTGACATGCCCGGCGGTGGAGTTCCTACAACTTTAAATGACCGATATGAACGTAAGGAAGAATTGAATGAACGAATTAACCATGTTCTAGTTGAAGCACGAAAGATCAGGCATGAAATCACTGACGTGTTTGACCAACTGGAAAATGCCAAGCAAAGCCGAGTGCTGGAATTGTATTTCATTGATGACTTGTCATTGGAATCAATCGCAGAACAAACCAATTACAGTTTGCGTCAAATTAATCGGTTGTACTCAGATGGCGTCAATGCTTGCAAACCACCAATGACACAGGAGTGACATCAGGGTGTCATTACAATTTCTAGTGAAATGAGAGAAAATGATATTGTGGTAATTTAGATAGTTACCATATCCGGGGAGTTTGTCGACTTCAATATATTTATCATTTTGTTTCATTCTTCAAGCCGTGAGACTGTTTAGCAGTCGTCTAGGGTCAAACCTAGCACGGCTTTTTATTTTGCACAGAAAGGTGGTGTCGGTCGATGTAATGAAACTAACGATTAAACAACAAGCATTTGCGGATTACTATATTGAGACCGGCAACGCTACACAGTCAGCGATTAGGGCTAAGTACAGTGAGAAGACTGCTGGACAGATGGGTGCTGAAAACCTTAGAAAACCTCAAATTCAGGAATACATCAAACAGCGAACTGAACAGATCAAGAATGACCGTTTGGTAAGCTTAGAAGATGCAATGGCATTACTTTCGGATATAGCGAATCGAAAAGAAGTCAAATCACACAGTAAGATCATTGACAACCTGAAAGGCGAGGTCAAAAAAGACGTCACGTATGTTCATCAACCAGACATTGATCAGCAAACCAAAGCACTAGAACATTTGGTTAAGATTCAAGGTGGCTTTGATCAACACCCACCGCAGGACGATGTGAACATCAACATTACTGATTGGGGTGATGACAATGAGTGAAATTGATTGGAACCTACCTAAGATGGTTGATCGGGCATACAGGCCATTGTTCAAGAACCGTGATCGATATATTGCAATCAAAGGCAGTCGTGGTTCTGGCAAGTCTGAAGCAGTGGCCCGCAAGGTGATCTTTGATATAGTCACCAAGCCTTATGTGAATTGGTTAGTGCTTCGACGTTATGCCAACACCAACCGTCAATCAACCTATTCGTTACTGCAAAAGGTAGCACATGTTATGGGGGTATCATCGTTGTTTAAATTCAACGATTCGATGCCAGAGATAACCTACCTTAAGACGGGCCAAAAGATACTGTTCCGAGGTGCTGACAAGCCATTGTCAATCACTTCTATCAGTGTTGAGGTTGGTTCGTTGTGTAGGCTATGGGTTGAGGAAGCCTATCAACTCGAATTAGAAGAATCATTCGATGTGGTGGATGAAAGTATGCGTGGCATTATCAACGCGCCTAACGCCTATTATCAAACAGTGCTGACATTTAACCCGTGGAATGAACATCATTGGTTGAAGCACAAGTTCTTTGATTCAGATACAGCGGTAGCTGGTTCAAGGGCGTTCACAACGACCTACCAGAATAATCCATTCTTGGACGACGGCTATATCAAGACGTTGAAAGATATGCTGATTCGTAACCCACGGCGTGCCAAGGTGGCAGTGAAGGGTGAATGGGGTGTGTCTGAAGGTCTGGTATTTGAAAACTTCGATGTAGTGGACTTCAATCCAAACAAGTTGCTGAAGAAGGGGATGGAATCATTCTTTGGTATGGACTTTGGGTTTACCCACGATCCTACTACGTTGATTAGTTCGATCTTTGATTCAGACACCATGGAGCTGTGGATATTTGATGAGCTATACAAGCCCGGTCTGTTGGTCGAAGACATTGTTCACGAGACGGCTAAACGAGACCTGTTAGCAGCTACCATCAAAGCTGATTCAGCAAGCCCAATGACAATCGCAGAACTGAAGCGTAAAGGGCTACGCAGAATCAAAGGCGCTGAAAAGGGCAAGGATTCAGTTGAGCTGGGTATCAACTTCATGCAAGGCTTGAAAATTCACATTCATCCACGCTGCACGCACACGATTGAAGAGTTCAACACCTATGTGTTCAAGCAGGACCGAGAAGGTAGATGGTTGAACCAACCTGTCGATGCAAGTAATCACGCAATAGATGCTATACGGTATTCCCTAGATCAATTCTACGGGAAGGGAAAGAACAAACTGAAGACCTTCAAACGAGGTCTATAAAAGGGGTGAAGTAATGAGTGAAATTAACGGAAACGGGACAATCAGTACATTCGGAAACATTTATCTTTTTCCAAAAGAACAGCCGCTGACGTCTGATGATGTTAGTGGTTTTATTGATTATTATGAAAACAATATTCAAACTGAAATGATTAAGAACCGCAAGTATTACACTGGTCAACATCCTATTCTGGAAGCTAATGCAAGCAATTCGAACGCGCCTGATAATCGTTTGGTGGTTAACTACCCCAAGTACATCACAGACACGTTCAACGGATTCTTTGCAGGAATTCCACCAAAGATCACACTTGAAGATGAATCTGATAATGAGAAGTTGCAAGACTTCATTCAGAGTTCATCTTTTTTTGATCACTTTTTTGAAGTTTCAAAGCAAGCGTCAATGTATGGACGCAGCTATTTTTTTGCCTATCAGGACGAGGACGGCGTGACACAGCTAGTTGAATACAGTCCGGAACAATCCTTCATGATCTACGATGACGATGTTGCACGGCGTCCTAGGGCGTTTGTAGCGTTTGGTCGTAACAAGGACAACGAGTTGACTGGGACGGTGTATCAAGCAGACCAAGTAACCGACCTTGAATTCAATGTGATTGCAGGGCAAGTGAACCAATTCAAGTTGGTGCCCGCTGCTGAATTCTACGACAACGAAGAGCGCCAAGGGGTGTTTGACAACGTTGAAACGCTGATTGATTCGGTTAATCAAACCGTGAGTCAAAAGGCCAACGATATTGATTACTTTGCTGATTCATACCTCAAATTGCTGGGGATGGACGTAGACGAAGAGACGCTTGAAAATATCCGTGAAAGTCGAGTGATTAACAGCGATGGTGAAGCAGACGTTGGATTCTTAGAGAAACCAAATGCCGACGATACGCAGGAACACCACATTGACCGTTTGAACAATTGGATTTTTGAAATCTCAATGGTGTCAAACATCACAGATGATTCATTTGGTAACGCAGCCAGTGGTAAGTCGCTGGAATATCATCTGCTTTCAATGCGAAATCTAGCTTCAACCAAGGAACGCAAATTTACACAACAGTTACGTAAGCTGTTCAAGGTGATCTTTGCTACTGGGTCAATCTTAGGTACCGCTAAAGCAGACGCTTGGCAGGACTTGAAGTTTGACTTCACTCGCAACTTGCCAAGTAACATCACAGATGAAATTGACAACTTCAAGAATGTTGGTGGAACGCTATCAGAGGAAACCAAACTGAAGCTGCTACCTGATTTGGTCGAGGACCCCAAAGCGGAAGTGGACAAGATGAATAACGAAACTCAAGCATTGATGCCATCAGCAGCAGACTACGATTTTCAAAAGACCGATGACCAGACACAAGACGAAAGTTAGGTGATGGTCGTTGACAAATTCACAATCCTATTGGACGAAACGTGAACAGAAATGGCAAGCGTCTAACTTCAAGAAAGATCAAGACTTCAATAAGAAGTTGCAATCGATTTATGATCAGGCGTTCAAGGACATCAACGACCAGATTAATCAGTTTTACATGAGTTATGCGAAAGCTGAGAACATCACAATGGCTGAAGCAATGCAACGAGTCAAAGCCCACGACGTTCAAGCCTTTTCAGCTACCGCAAAGAAGATGGTGAAGGAAAAGGATTTTTCAGATCAAGCAAACGCCCAATTGAAGCTGTACAACACCACAATGAAGGTGAACCGGCTTGAAATGCTAAAGTCACAGATTGGTGCAACATTAGTTGATGCCGGTGCGAGTGTGGAATCAGAAATGAAGTCGCACTTGTCGAAGTCCTATGTGGACGAAGTGACCCGTCAAGCTGGGATTCTTGGTCAAGACCGGGACGACGATCTGGTTAAGCGTGCTTCTAGTGTGGTCAATGCGTCATTCCAAGGCGCTCAATGGTCAAGCCGATTGTGGCTGGGGATGGCAGAGTTACAAACTCAATTAGGAGTTCAGTTGTCGCAAGCCATGATCTTTGGTCTCAATCCCAGAACCATAGCCAAGAACATAATGCCGCTGATCAATGACACCGTGAAAAACAAACGGGTCGCAGCGGAACGCTTAGCAATTACTGAAATGGCGCGGGTGCAAGATGACGCCCAGATGAGTTCATTCCGAAAGTATGGAATTAAGGACGTGCTTTGGATTGCAGAACCGGGTGCCTGCAAGGTATGTCAGGACATTGCCAGTTATAACAGTGGAATCTATCCAATTGATGACGTGCCTTATATCCCGGCGCACCCTTACTGCCGTTGTGCTAAGGCAGCATACGTCAAGAAAGGGACGATCAAACCCGCTAAGGCGGCCAGCTCAGCCATTGAAAATGAGGAAGCCACAAGCGTGTCACCTCACAACTTGGGTTCTGTGGCCGTTAAGGGCAAACCGATGAGTATTGAGAAAGCAGACCATCACAATGCAAACCCTAACTATATGGGCGGAGACGCTGTACGGGAATTAATAGCTAAACGTGACGAAGCATGGAAACAGTATAAGAGTGCTCAGGCAGGACATGAAAAATATTACAAACTGTATCACAGTACGTATAGTGATGAAGATTGGAATAAGGCTATTCATTATGAGAATTTAACCAACAAGTATAGCGCAGCTTACAATGATCTGTACGATCGGATTGACGCAATGAGAAAGGAACATAAATCGTATTCAGTTAATTGCCAACGTTGTGCACCCGCGTATGAACTTCGACGTAGGGGTTATGATGTTGAAGCGTTGCCTAATAACGGTGGAACACATCATGATGTATATGAAATTCCAGCAAACATGTGGCGAAATAAAGATGGTTCAATTTCTCAGCCAGCCTTTGTCGATGCCAACACGAATCGTCAAGTTACTAAAGCACTTGTGAATCAGATGACCCTCGGAGAGCGGGGGACGATCCAATGGAGTTGGAAAGGTGCGAATTCTGCTCACATTGTTAACGTTGAGCGAACAAAAGATGGAATACTGGTAGTTGATGCTCAACCTGGTAGAACAGCTAAAAGCTTCGAAGAGTACATGGGTGATAACAAATTTAAAAATCGGGTCACTCAAAAAGGCGTGCAATACCGAACAGGCGTGTTTTATAATAGAACTGATGATAAGTATATTGATATGGAAAACATTGGAATGATTGTTAAGGCGGTGAAATAGATGGGTATTGGGACATTCAAAGAAATTGATAAGGCATCTGCCATAGAAAAAGCCAAAGCATATGCACTCAAGCATGGTTATATCGGTGCAGAACTTCGAGACGAGGACTACCCGCCATATGGTTTTGCTTTTTATTTACTATCTGATGATGACCAAAGTAGTGATGTTATGAATCCTGTTGGACTGCCTGAGGTGCTTGTCATTGATAAAATTACTGGCACTGAAACATTAACAAGAGCGTTACTTTAAAACTAATTTATTAAGAATTAAATATGAGCGGTAGCTTGCTAAGGGCTATCGCTTTTTTTTTGTGCCCTTTTTCCCTCGTTGCAGGGCATTTAAAGAACAACATGTGTAATTAGACTCCCAAGTCTTAAAATGCGTGAGAGGAGCTTATAACTATGGATAACGAAGCACAAACTGAAGAAACTACCAAAACTGAAGAAACAGTTGATACCAAGCCAAGTACAGAAAACACTGATCAGACTGAAACGGCTATTGACGATCAAACTGTTGATTCAGATAAAGTGGTGGACAAGTTAAAGCACCGTATTGGTAAGGAACAAGCAGAAAAGAACAGCGCACTTGATCAGGTGAAAGAACTCAAGGCCAAATTGGCTGACTACGAATCTGGCAAGGTCAACGTGAAGAAGCTATCTGACGACGACAAAAAGAAGCAGGAACAAGCCGCCAAAGATACCGAACTTCAAAATTTACGTGACAAGGTTAAGATCATGGAAGCCAGTCAACAGACGGACGAAGTGTTCAAAGAAGCCGGATTGAGTGTGAACAAAGACGTGTTGGCAATGGTTGTGTCCGCAAAGGATGAAACCACGCTAGACAACGCCAAAGCATTAATTGACTTTGCGAACGAGATTAAGGAAGCCACCCGTCAAGAGTACATGAAAGGTTCGACACCAAAGGTCAATGGCAAACCTGTTGATACTAATGTGACCCAAGAACAATTTGATTTGATGACGATGGCTGAAAAGGTCAATTTGCAAGCCAAGAATCCAGAACTATTTAAGAAATTAACAGGGGGAATTTAAAATGGCAGATACAGCACCTACTAAATTAGCAGACTTGGTGAACCCGGAAGTTATGGCACCAGTCGTTTCATATGAATTAACAAAAGCACTTCGATTCACTAAGTTGGCAGTAGTTGATAACCAACTCAAAGGGACACCCGGTGATACATTAACGTACCCAGCTTTCACATACATTGGTGATGCACAAGACGTTGCTGAAGGTGAACCAATTCCATTAGACAAGATCGGGTCAACCACTAAGTCAGTTAAGATCAAGAAGGCCGGAAAAGGGACTTCGATTACTGACGAATCAGTTCTTTCCGGTTTAGGTGATCCGGTTGGCGAATCAACTAAGCAACTTGGATTATCTATCGCTAACAAGGTTGATAACGATATGCTACAAACAGCAAAAACTGGGACGCAGAAAGTTTCAATCACACCGGATGTCAATGGTATTCGAACTGCCGTTGATATGTTCAGTGATGAAGAAGATGCAACGGTTGTGGCAATTTATAACCCATCTGACGCATCATTGGTCCGTGCTGATGCAATTGAAAAGAAGCAAGGTTCTGAAGCAGGTGCGAATGCCCTTATTTCAGGAACTTATTTTGATGTGTTGGGTGTTCAGATTTTACGTTCAAACAAACTTGCTAAGGGCGAAGCAATTTTCATTCGTGTTGATAACGCAAAGCCTGCATTGAAGTTAGTTATGAAGCGTGGCGCACAAGTTGAAACTGATCGTAACATTGTCACTAAGACGACCACAATTACAGCCGATGAACACTATGCTACTTACCTGTACAACGATGCAAACGTGGTTGTGGCAACAGTAGCCCCAAAAGCGTAGTCCCTGCTGAAAACGCAGGTGAGTTCGACCCATCAGGCGATGTGAAACCAACAGATTCAAATACAATCGCTGAAATTACTGCATGGTTAGATGCTCACAACATTGATCATACTGGTAAGACTGTGAAGGCAGACTTGCTTGCATTAGTACCGGCTGGATAGTGAGGTGAATCAGGTGGATAACACTGAATTAATGAGTGCAATTCAAGCCCGACTGGAGCTTTCAGACGCAGCGTTTGATAAGTCAAGAGAACGAATCAGTCAGATTTTAACAGATACCCAAGATCAATTCTTGATTAAGCTCAAAGGAGCAGCTACAACCGTTCCTGATGAACTTGGATTTGTTGTTCGTGGTGTGGTTGTCAAGCGGTTTAACCGGTTCAAAAACGAGGGTATGAGTTCGTATGGCCAAGAGGGGCAATCAATTTCATACGAAACAGATGACTTTGCAGAATTTGAAGATGACTACCAGCAATGGATTGATGATCATGCTGAAGATTCAGCGGATAAGCACAAAATTCGATTCTTGAATCCATATGCAATTAGGAAGTCAGGTGGTTAGATGAGATTCGATACATTAGTTACATTTCATAAACCAGTTAAGACTTATGACCCTGATAAAGGGGAGTATGACACGACGAATGAAGTGTTACAGACCATTCTTGGGAATGTGGTTGATACCGGTACAGACCGAGCCACTGAACTGTTTGGGGATGTTGATACTAAGTCTAAAACCATCTGTCTATCAGAACCCGTGTGGTTCGATTGGGAATGGTTAACCTTACCGGATGATGCTGCTAAGTATATTCGATTGACTTCACGAAAGCCGCTCAATGCAGATACATTGATTGTGGGTGAATCGCATGAGTAAGTTAGACGTTAAGTTTTACGGAATTGATAAGTTACAAAGCAAATTAAACAACACAAATCTGAGCGGAGTTAGACGCTTAGTGGCTGAAAACACGGCTCAAATGCAGGCTGGTGCAGTACGACGTGCTGTCTATCATGGACACTATGAAGGTAATAAGTTTGTGAAGCCTACGGGTGCCACAAAGAGAAGCATCAGTTATCAGATTACCGACATGGGTATGCGTGGAATTGTGGGAATGGGAACATACTATTCACCATATTTGGAGTTAGGAACGCGTTACATGAGCGCACAGCCTGCATTGAAACCGGCGTTTGAAGTACAAAAAGCAATTTTCGTAAAAGATTTGATGAGAATGTTAAAGTAGGTGATTGGATTGAAAGCACCCGATCAAGATTTATTTGATTCGATGTACAAATTATCCAAAAGCCTTGGGTTTGAAACGTACGATCACAGGCCATTGAAAGATGAGCCGGTGAATTATCCATTCGTGGATATTGGAGACGTTCAAACCGTTAATATTTCCACAAAAACACGTGGATTAGGTTCGTTACACATCACTATGAACACATGGGGAACACCAACGCAAAGAAAGCAGGTTTCTGACATTCAGGAATCACTTTTTTCTTACGCTCAAAGATTGCGTGAATTGCAATTCTACAATGTTGCGATGAATGTGAAGGGTTCAAGTTCTCAGATTATTGGTGATACCAGTGTACCTAATTCGTTTCTGTGGCATGGGGTTATGGATTTTGAATTTAGATTAATTTAGGGGGAATAAAACATGGCAAATGAATTTACTGCTACACAAGGAATGGACAAAATTTTGTTCTTACGTAAGTTAGCGGACGCAGCAGTGAAAGACGCAATGCGACTTTCATTACAAACAACACACAAATTGACTGTTTCAAGTGATTCTGATTCGACGGCTACGAAAGATGGTAATGTAAACACCATTTCACCGGCTGAAACTGAACTTGAAGTGGAAAACCTTGCAAGTGCAGACGAAACCAATGAGTTGTTATGGGATTCAGTTGAAAACCACGAAAAGATTGAAGCATGGGAAGTTGATCTTTCGCGCAAAAATGCGGCAGGTCAATATTACGCCAAGTATATGCAGGGTGTGGTTAACGAAATGGAATCCGACAACGATGCCGATGACAATTCAACAGGTGATGCTTCGTTCAGTATTGACGGGGTTCCACAACGTGGATGGGTCACATTAACCGGAGATACTAAGGCGGCATTGGCATACGCATTCCGCGGTTTGAAGGCATTCACTGAAGGTGATTCTACAAACGGTGGTGGTGTTTCTGATGAAGAATATAAGAAGACGCAAGTCCCAAAACCGTAGCCGTCACGAGAGTAACGGTGGCTCCTACGACGGCTAACGTTGAAGTCGGCAAGACAGCTAAGCTAGTGGCAACAATTTCACCAGATGATGCTACTGACAAAACTGGCAAGTGGTCAATTGGCGATACGTCTATTGCTACAATTGCAGAAGATGGAACAATCACCGGAGTTAAAGCTGGGACAACAATTGCTACTTACACCACAACAGATGGTGCCAAGGTTGCTACATCAACAATCACAGTTGCTGAACCAGTTGCAGGTTAATTAATTGAAGTCGCCTACGAAATAAACAATAGGGTAACCGGCGGCTATTAACGGAGGAAATTAAAAATGCAAAAAACTATCAATGGCACAAAATATAACTTTGAATTTGGTATTAAATTCTTACGGGAATTAGATAAATTGTTTGCTCCCGAAGTATCAGGAATGCAAATGAAGTATGGCTTTGGCTTGGACCTCACTATTAACACGTTATTGAGTGCTCAGCCACAAATTGTATCGAACTACCTATTAGCAGCTAATTCAACCGAAACACCACGTATTGGTGGAGAAGAATTAGACGCATGGATTGAAGAACAAGAAGACATTCAACCGATCGCCGATGAAATTGCGGAAGCTATGGAAGCCAAAAACATGTTAGCAAAAAAAGTGAAAGCCGCAAAAGCATCACTAGAAGCGGCTCAAAATCAAGAGGACAAGAACTAAAACCTGAAGATTATAGCGAAAATGTTTATCATGATTTGATTATCACTGGATTGCATAAACTTGGATTTACCACTATCGAAGAAGTAGGCAGATTGTCATTGGAAGACTATGACATGTACGTCGAAGCCGCCCAGCTCCGTGAATATGATCAGCAACGATTGATTCATATGCAAGCATGGGCCAATCAAACCGTTAAGGCTACAAACAAGAGTGGGAAGCAACCCAAGTATCGTAAGTTCAGTGATTTTTATTCTGACGAAAAACAAATTCGTAAAATAAAGATACGTCATTCACACGGCCGAATCGTAGATAGTAAGCAAGCTGAAGAAGCAGACATTCGTAAAAAAGCTGAAATTGTAAACGGTCGCCTTCAGGATTATTTGAAACGAAAGGGTGGTGTAAATGGCTGAAAGTTATTCGGTTAATGCGGTCATTAGTGCTGTTGATTCAAATTTTAGCAGCACTTTCAGATCAGCGGCAAAAAGTGTTTCTAGTTTTCAGGCTGGAACGCAAACAGGACTTGGCCAAGTTGGTGCCACAGTATCTAAAATTGGTGGAACATTAACCAAAGGTATCACATTGCCACTTGGCCTGATGGCTATTGCGGCTGCTAAAACGTCAATGGACTTCGGTGCTCAAATGAGCCGTGTTCAAGCCATTTCAGGGGCAACAGGTAAGCAGATGGGGGCAATGAAGAAACAAGCTATTGACCTTGGTGCTAAGACTGCATTCAGTGCGAAACAAGCGGCTGAAGGTATGGAAAATCTGGCGTCTGCTGGTATGAACTCAACTCAGATCATGAGAGCTATGCCGGGGGTTCTTAACTTGGCAGCCGTATCTGGTGGAGATGTTGCTAAAGCCGCAGAAAACATGAGTACAGCACTGAATGCGTTTGGTTTGAGTGCTGGTAAATCTAGCCATGTGGCTGACGTATTCGCTAAAGCAGCGGCTAAGACTAACGCTGAAGCGAGTGACATGGGGGAAGCCCTCAAGTACGTTGCACCACAAGCACATGCGGCGGGGCTGTCCCTTGAAGAGACGTCCGCTGCTATTGGTCTGTTATCCGATAATGGACTGAAAGTTTCAACAGCTGGTACTACACTGGCTCAAGCCTTAATGAGAGTTCAAAAACCATCTGCTGAAGCACAGAAAGCAATGGACAAACTTGGTTTCAGTGCCTATGATTCCGGTGGGAAGATGAAGCCCCTTGCTAAGCAAGTGAGCGAACTTAAAGGCAAGATGAAGGGGATGACCGATGAACAAAAGGCCAATACCCTAGCCACCATCTACGGGATGGAAGGTGGCCGAGCAATGAACGTATTGCTTGGTGAACAAGATGGAAAACTAGCCGCATTAACTAAATCATTAAAAAATTCAAAAGGATCAGCCGCTGATATGGCTAAGATTATGCAAGACAATGCAAAATCTGCTGTCGAACAGTTAGGTGGGGCCTTTGAATCTGCCGCTATTGTTATTGGTGATAAGATGGCTCCCACCATCAAAAGCGTAGCCAATACGATTGCGGCGTTGGTTGGTAAGTTTAACGATGCCAGTCCGGCAGTGCAGAACTTTGTTCTAGCAATGTTAGGTATTGCAGCCGCAGTTGGTCCATTAATGATGATCGCTGGTAAGCTGATGACTTTAACGGCTGAATTTGCGACGTTGGGGCAATCTATCAAGGGATTAGGCCCCGCAATGAAGATGGTATCTAGCGTGATGAGCAAAGCATTTGCTGGCGCGGCTATTTTTGCTGGGATTATGCTGATTGTGAAAGGGTTTAGAGATTTATATAACACTTCAGCAACCTTCAGAAATATTGTTAATTCAGTTGCTAATGCGGTTGGTGGCGTTCTGTCAGCAGCTTTCAAGGTTGCAGGTGCCGCGGTGCAGATTGCGGTTAATGCCTTCAAGTCACTGAACAAGTCCACAGGCGGAATACTTGGACCAATTCTTGAAATTGTGGCTGGGGTTGCTATGGTTGCCAAAGCCATGCAATCGCTTGGCATTGCTTCAACTATTGCATCAACTGCAATGAAGGCATTTGGATTACTCTCAAATCCATGGGTTCTGTTGGCTGTTGCTATTGCGGCAGCGGTGGCAGGATTGGTTTATTTCTTTACTCAAACTAAAACCGGTCAACAGATTGTAACTACTGTGGTAGCCGCCATTCAAGCCGCATGGCAAACTTTTGCAACGTTCATGGGTACTTTATGGACGGGTATTGTGACGGTAGCTACAGCAGCATGGAACTTGCTTGTTACATTAATGACGCCTGTTATTACGGCAATAATGGCAATCTGGCAATCATTATCCGCATATTTTTCAACGTTGTGGACCAGTATTGTTACAGTAGCAACGGCCACGTGGAATATGTTAGTAACGATTTTCACACCAATTATTGCGGCTATTATGGCTGCTTGGCAGGTTCTAAGCCCATTCTTTGCTGGACTCTTTCAAGGAATTGTCACAATCATCACAACTGTGGTTTCAGTTATTCAGTCAGTGTGGACGGCAGCATGGTCTGTGGTGCAAGCCGTAGTTACCGCGGCATGGAGCATTATAACTTCTATTGTTTCTGGTGCCTTAAATGTAATAGCTGGGATCATTAACGCTGTAACGGCTGCTATTCAAGGCAATTGGTCAGGTGCATGGTCAGCAATTCAAGGTGTTGCATCAACGATCTGGAACACTATTAAAAGCGTGGTCACCACTGGAATCAATGCCGTAAAGTCGGTCATTACTAGTGTATTGACTGCAATTCAGTCAGTATTCACCAGTATTTGGAATGCAATCAAGAGCGTGGTTATTAGTGTGATAAGTGGGATTCGTTCAAGTGTTTCAAGTGGAATGAGTGCCATTCGTTCAGTTGTATCTTCAATCATGAGTGGCATTCAGTCCGTGTTCACTAGCGGATGGAACACAGTCAAGTCGATTGCGTCAAATGGTATTCGTGGAGCCGCTAACGCTGTTAAATCAGTAGCAAGCAACATGGTGAGCGCTGGCCGTGACTTTGTAATGGGATTTGTTCGTGGTATCAGTGGTGCAATCAAGAGCGCTGCTGATGCCGCGGCCAACATGGCAAGATCAGCGGTTGATGCCGCCAAGAGCTTCCTTCACATCCATTCACCATCTCGAATCATGCGTAATGAAGTTGGTAAGTACGTAGCGCTTGGGATGGCTGTTGGTATTCAGAAGAACACTGGTGCGGTGATTGATGCCAGTGAAGCAATGGCAAGGGCAGCGGTTGTTGATACCGATCAGTTCCAATTAACTGATGCGTTTGGTTCTGTTAATACAGGTTTAAACAACAGTAGTTTAACCGGTGCGATGGAGCATGAATTGAATGTGGCCAACGACTGGACGGTTGAAGTACCGGTCAACTTAGACGGGCAGGAAGTGGCACGAATCACAGCGAAACCAATGCAACAAGAATTGAACCGCATGGACACACAGAACAACCGAATTCACGGTCAACGCTAAGGGGGATGAATAATGGCATACGGATTTAGAGATTTAAAACCAACAACTGAAATGGCCACGGACGGTTTGCCATCCGAAGCGATGACGTTCAATGGTGTGACCATTGAAAAAGTTATTCCGGAGTATCAAACTTTGCAAGTAATTGGCCGTGAATTGATTGGTCAAACATTAGACACGCTCAAAGTCGGTCAACAAGATGGTGAACGGATTCAAGGTCATTCAATCCCACCGCGTGAAATCACAATCAAATATTTAGTAAACGCAAGTAGCCCGGAGAGATTCAGGGCTATTTTTTATGAGTTAAACAGTATTTTGTCAGGCGTTGATAACAAGTTCTATTTTGCGGATGACCCGGAAAAATACTTCGTGGGGACCCTACAAGAAGCAGCAATCCCGGACGGCGGGAAGTTGTCAGTGGTGAGTGACTTCACCATTCTTTGCAATGACCCGTTTGCATACAGTGTACGTGAAGATGAGTTCGATCTGGGTTCAAATGCGGGCCAGTACACGGTTCAGAATGACTTCAACGGCAAAGTAATGGGACAGACTGCTAAAGTTCCTCACACGATCTATGCAAGCCAAGAACCTATCACGGTGGCAATGCAGCCACCTAGTGCCTACACGCAAGAAATCACAACCGATCTATACAGCAAACTGGCGTCAATTGACGGCACATGTGCCACGGTAGTTTCAAAGGTTAAACGAACCACTGAAATTACACAGACACTGTTTCCACTGGCGACTGATTCACCTAAAACTGGGGCGCTCGATTATTTCCGGTTGAATGGTAACAACATCGAAATTGGTGGGTGGTTTGCTTGGGACCAATATGCCACTCACCCATATAACTACATCATCATTACTGACGCTGACTGGAGCAACGAATATGGACGGGTGAAGGTTGATCTAACTGACCGCCCGGACGTGCACAACGTGTACCCTAATTATCCTAACGGTGGTCACTGTGGATTCTATGGTTCCATTCCTTATAAGAAAGGAATGGGGAACAAAGATCTACGAATTCATTTCAGATATTCAGACGCTGAAAATGGTGAAGGTAACTGGTACAACTGTTCATTCATTGTTTCTAGTCAAGACTATTGGCAGCAAACCGCACCGCATCTGTTAGTGAAGTTTGATTTGGTGAATGCCTATGAGCAAGCGCAACCGGGCTACTGGGACAAGTACAAGATTAACAGCCGTCAGCAACGATTGGAATGGCTGAAAAAGTACATTGTCAGTGCTCGATTCAGTGCAGTGATTAGTGGTTCAGGTGCGAGTGGAAACAATGCTCGCATTCAAGTATGGGATCAGAATAATAGTTGGGTGGGGAGTACCAGTACCAATTCACCTACACCGTCACTGGTCACAATTAGTTACGCCACTCCAACGGAGTTGTTTAGTTACGCTTCAGCAGATGGCTATTTGTATTTCAATATCTTTCCACAGTATGCTGTGAGTGGTGATACCACCGATAGTGTCATCAATCTTGACTATTTTGGCGCTCAAATTGTCACCGATGCTCCAGAAGCGGAAGCAATGAATATTGTCAACGATGGGCCATTGCCAGTAGCCGCACGGTTTGAAGTAACTAATCATGAGGACAATGGGTTCTTAGGTATCACAAGCAATGATCGAAGCGTCTTGATTGGTAACCCTAATGAGATTGATGGTGGAAAGGTCGAGAAGTCGGAAACTCTATTCACAATTAATAAGGCGGCCACTGATTTAGCTCAATTCAAAATTAATGCTGGTATTTCAGGTGCCGATGAGGACATCCGGCAGGTTGGATCAATTTATATCGGTTCCAATCGTAATAAATGGGCTTTAATGTGCTATCAGCCTTCAACTGGTTACAACTTTGGCGCGGCTACTTCAGGAACCGGCCGAGGATGGCACGGGCCTTCAGTGCATCGAGACACATGGGAAGATAGTCAAGGAACGACCGGATCGGACAACTTTACCTGTGAAACAAAGATTGGGTTTGAAAGCCAACTAGCTGATACCGGTTTGACAAACATTGTGCTGAACGCGGCGGCTGGTGAACGATTAGTGACTGTTCAATTTGTCACTGGTGCCAATGCCAATACCGCTATGCTGGTCAGAAATTCAGATAATCAAAATGTCTATTATGACAACAATCCCCGCTGGAATACGTTTGTGGGTACGGTCAAAATTCAACGATTCGGTAACACGTGGACAGTGGACGTTCAGGACACTGAAAGTGGATCAGGTGCGCGTCAAACAATTACTTTCGACCAAACAACAAGTGGTGCTAAAAAGGTAACTGGTTGGACTTATCAAATCTGCCAGTGGTCAAGTGTGGCACAGGTGTCAAATATGGTGCTGTTCGATTTTTGGTTCAGAAAAGAAAATGTTGATAAATATGTAGATGTACCAAACACGTTTGAAGATGGTGATCAAATTAGCGTTGAAGGTACCGAGAACAAGGTTGAAACCCGGGTCAATGGAGCGCTGAACTTAGCAATTCAAGGCATGGGTTCGAAACCGATTCTGGTGTACCCGGGTAACAATATTGTTTCATTTTTGTATTCAGACTTTGCGTCAATGCCTAGCATTAAGGCATATATTCGCAAGAAATACTTGTAGGGGGTGGCATGATTGCAACTGTATGTATTAGATCGATCGAAGAACGTTCTAGCAACGACTGACGGCTTTTATAATGATTTACACCATAAAGAACTCACAGCCGGGGCCAGCACGTATGTGTTTGATCTAAATAAGTCGGATGAAGCCACTCAGTACATGATATCTGGTAACATCATTACAATGCTGGACGATCAGGGACGGCCCTGGCCATTTGAAATTCTGTACTATGACGAGTATCAAACCTACAAAACGGTGCATTGCGAAGACGTTGGTATCAACTTATTCAACAAAGCGTGTGACGTTTGGTACTACACCGATGCCAAGCCATTCGCTGAATACTTTAATGTGATCACTGATGGCACCCCATGGGAACTGGGTGTGAATCAATTAGCTGATTTATCCCGGGCGCTGACATTCACGGGACGTGATACCGGTTTGGGACGACTATTATCAGTGCTCAAAGCCTTTGATGATGCAGAATGTATTTTTAACATTCAAATGAATGGACCGGTTCCCGTTAAGTACGTGATCGATGTCTATAAGAAAATTGGAACGGTTCAAGATAATATTCAGATTACCTACAACGAGGAACTGGACAATATTCAAAAAACTGAAACCCGGCAAGAGTTTGTGACGGCGCTGGCCGGCGTTGGTTCAGTTATTGAAGACACAGAAACTGATGCAGATGGTTCGACCGTAGATACTAATAAACCACAAGAATATGTGGACTTTATAGACCTAGAATATGATGACGGGGACTTCTACACCACCAAGGGTGACAAGTTCTTGCGGGCTAGAACTGCAAATGCACAATTTAATCCCGGTGATCAAGGTTACATCGAAGATTTCTACGAATATGACACTAAGTCAAGCGCGGAATTATTCAACCGGACATTGACTCAAATTCAAACCCGGTCACAACCACAGTTCACCTATGATGCTCAAGTTAAAGTGATTGACCCTAATTTAGATATTGGCGACACGGTGACGATCATTGATCATGACTACAATCCTGCATTGTACTTGCAAGCCCGGGTTGCCACATTAGAAAAGTCATACACTGACGCAACCAAAGGGTCAATCACGTTCACTAATTACGTGGTGCTAACAGACACCGTAACGCAACAGATTGCTGCACTTCGTACTAAGGTAAACGGCATCAAGAATGGTTCCACTAGCTATGTATGGATTCGCTACGCTGACGATGATCAGGGAACTAATATGAGTCAAAGTCCTAAAGATAAAGCCTACGTGGCGATTGTAGCTAAGGTCAATCAACCAGTACCAAGTGATGACCCAGCCGATTACGCCGGGCACTGGCAACGTCTGACTGGTGAGCAAGGAATTCAAGGCATCCAAGGTAAAGATGGTAAACAGGGAATCCCAGGGACTAATGGTAGAGATGGAACCAATGGGGTTTCAACCTACGTCCATATGGCTTATGCCAACAGTGCTGATGGGGCGACTGGATTCAACCTGGCATACTTTACCAATGCTCAATACATTGGACTGCTCACTGATACAAATCAAGCCGATTCGACCGATTACAAGCAGTACACGTGGAGCCGTCTTCGTGGTATGGATGGAACCAATGGTACTGACGGGACACCGGGGAAGCCTGGTACCGATGGGCGAACACCGTACTTTCATGTGGCGTACTCAAACAGTGCTGACGGAGCAACTGACTTCACAGTACAGAATCCGGATGGCAAACAGTATGCCTACATGGGCACCTACGTCGATTACACTCAAGCTGATTCAACAGAACCGACAACCTATTCGTGGTCGTTGGTTAAAGGCCCTCAAGGGAACCCGGGTCAAGACGGAAGCGACGGACAACCGGGTGAAAAAGGTATTGATGGTAAAACTTCGTACTTTCATACTGCTTGGGCTGATTCAGCAGATGGTAAAGATGGATTTTATGTTGGTGGTAATCGAAATTATTTTGTTGATTCTGCTAAACGGACAGCCCATCCGAATGGTACTGATAATTATGATTGGCGTGGATTCGACATTAGCAAGGATTTCTGGTCTAACCCAGATAGATTACAAGCTAATGCAATTAAAATCAGTTTTACAATCACGGCTGATAAAGCGTTGACTGATAATTTTAATGGAACGTTGTACTTTGGAAAATCTCCTTGGTATGGTAAGTCGTTTACGTATCCAAAAGGAATCACGGATGATGTAAACGTTCAGTTAACATACAGTATTTCAGATCCGGATTATTCAACATCTGAAACATCTAGTATGTTTATTCGTTTTATGAAAAACAATACTGATGAGTATCCATTCGTTATTACAAATGCGAAATTGGAAATTGGAGATTTTACACCTTGGACACCAGCTGTTGAAGACAACGTTGAACCAAAATACATCGGTACCTATACCGACTTCACACAAGCTGATAGCTTAGATCCGGCTATGTATACGTGGTCACAGTTTAAAGGTGATGACGGAAGTCAAGGTATACCGGGTGTTAACGGAACAAGTTCGTACACGCATATTGCCTATGCGGATGATGTAAACGGGGCTGGATTTAGTCAAGAACCCGGCACCAAGAAGTACATGGGCATGTATGTGGACGCAACCGCAGCCGATTCAACCGACGTCACCAAGTACGGTTGGTCATTGATCAAGGGAAGCGATGGAAACGATGGAATACCCGGTAAAGCGGGGGCCGATGGAAAAACACCGTACTTGCATATTGCATATGCTGATTCATCGGATGGTAAAACTGGATTTTATGTTGGTGGGAATCCTAATTTTATTAAAAATAGTGCGGCGGCCACAACAATACACGGCGATGCCGAGCATTACAAATTGTTGTATGACAAATTAACTCCTGGAACGTGGACATTCACGTCTAATGCGAAGTACCTCCGTGGAAGCGACACGTCTGTTTTTTTAATCCCATATGATAATGATTTGAATATAAGCTGGGCTGGTTATTCAGCACCAATACAAGATGGCAAAATCAGATGGTCGTTTAAAGTTACAGACGCAACCGAAGTCAAATTATTGATATACGCTAGTTCAGGAGCATGGGCAACAACTTTTGGTAAAGATTTACAGATAGACCATTACAAACTTGAGCAAGGAGATGTAGCTACTCCGTGGTTGCCATCTGTTGAGGATAATGTGCAACCGAAGTATATGGGTACGTATACTGACTACATTCAAGCGGATAGTTCTGATCCAAGTCAATATCTTTGGTCACAGATTAAAGGTGATGCCGGAGCAAATGGCAAGGACGGGCAAGACGCCTATCTGCATATTGCCTATGCTAATAGTGTTGATGGGAAGACTGATTTTACTACTGATCAGAATCAAGCTCACAACCGTGATTATCTGGGGACGTATTCGGACAATACAAAAGCACAATCAACAGACCCCACCAAGTACACTTGGCAACTCACACGGGGTGCTCAAGGATTACAAGGTCAACCGGGATCAAAGGACGTGCCTGTGGTCACGATGAGTTCGACTGCCCCAGCAAGCCCCAAGGATGGGGACTTTTGGTACCAAACAACGACTGATTCCAGTGGTCAAAAGATCACAGGTTTTTCTGTCTATTCTGGTGGCAAATGGGTACCGTCAAAGATTGATCAAAGCACGCTAGTACTAACTAAATTGGTTTCAGTTGAGATTGATTCTGCCACGATTAATTCACCAGATATTACGGTGCCGTTTGACTACTTCGATGAGTCACAAAACGAGTACAAAGGTTCCATGGAGTTCAAGGATGGCATGCTGAAGCATATTTCTACTATGGCTGACGGGGGCATGCTCAAGACGGTTATAAGCCCTACGGGTTACACATTGGATGCTTATGTCAATCAATCCGAGTATACGAAAAACAATCCATACATTCACACCGAAGTGTATGCGGACAACATTAGCTTGTCTAATGCCAATACAAAAAAGAGTGGAATTTTGGATTCAAGCGGTATTGCGGGTACGTTAAACAATGGGACTGACCAGTCTAACAATATTAGCGTCAGCTGGGAAGATGTCCGTAAACATTTGTCTGAAATGAGTGAAACTGGAAGTACAAGAGCTTTTGACTGGTTCGACATGATGAGTTCGGTTCAGTCGCATCCAAATTTGATTCGTAATTCATCATTCGTCAATGGAAAAAATAATTGGGACACTGGGTCAGCAGGATATGTGTCAAACGACGTTCATGATGGTAATTTTGTTTTGCAAATGGTGTCTCCCGGTGGATCAAACTTCTGTACTCAAACGTTAGCGAATTTTCCTTGGAGCGGTAATCAAGTTTGCATTTCATTTTGGGCTAACATCGTGAGAAACGATGGTGGAGTGAACGGTGGCGCATTTATCGATTTTGTTGATGGCGGAACGAACTACACTGCAACCATTCAGGATGCTGGCAAGGGGCTTTCAACAGGGTGGAAATTCTATTCATTTAATCCGATAACTGTTCCGAGTGGGACTAGTTCAATCAGGTTTGCATTTTACAACAATGAACACAATGGGAACATTATTCATTTTGCACAACCAATGTTAAGTGTAGGATCACACGTGGCGCCTTACATGCCAACGTATTAATGAGGTGAAAGAATGATTGATTTTCCAAATTTTATCGAACTCAAAACGGCATTTGATGCGGGGACGTTATCCATCGAAAACATGCAACGGACGGTGAAAGAGAACTATATTAGTCTGGATCAATATCAAACAATCGTTGGTGAAGTGTACCCCGTCAAAATTAATGAAGCACACTTACTGACAGCAGCCGAGTATGCCGCATTAATTGGTACAAAAAAATAA